CAGCAGTGCCTGTGCCGTCACTCAATGTAGTGATCGTGGTGTTGTCAGCATCCCATGCGCCCTTGGCAGTGTCTGCGCCTGTCGGGAGGTAGGTGGCATCAATTTTGCCGGTGCCGCTATTAAGAGGGCAGATGTCGTATGTAGTGGGTGCAGCAGTGAACGCTGCTGCCAAGTCCGCTCGCAGATTATTTCGTGAAATTTTTTGTGAACCGTTCGACGCGCCATCCAACATGTGGAAGTCGTCTGACGCTACTGTCGATGTTGTCTTCGCGAAATCTTTTAAACGTGTAGTTGCCATAATATTTTATTCCGGATCAGGTGCTGAAGTGGTTTCCCCGTCAAAATTGTATTCGATTAATGAGTTGCCAAGATCGTCCACCAAAGTGTCACCAGTATCAGTGACGATTGTTTTGATTTGTGTGTTTGTTAAAATGTATCTGCCTGCATCATCTACGACGAATGTTCCATCATCAGTAACAAGGAACTCCCCTTCAGCATCAGCAACGCCAATCAAGTTCCTGGGCAATGCCAGAGATGAAAAAAGAGTTCCTGTTCCTAAACCAACGATCATGGTGCTGCATAATATGCTGTGATTTCACCGCTGGCGACAGTAATCGATGTTGCTCTTCCGCATCGATAATGCATGCCGGCTGGAATATTTACTGCTGTCATCGATCCAGTGATGTCTGTCGATGTGATGTTGCAAACAGAGTCAGTGTGAGCAACAATATACGCATAGCCACCGTTTGCTATTGCTCGCGTAATCGTGCCGGCGCCTGATTGGTAGTCTGCATCGCTCGATCCAAAGTAACCGTCTTTACCGACGACCACTTCGTGTTTGCGATGATCAACATTCTTACCTACAATAATTTGTCCGCTTGCTCCCATGTTAATAACTTTCCACCTCTAAAGAGGTTAATTGACCTTGTTGTTGTTGTAGCTTCGCCAGTTCGTGATTTAGAACATCTTGAGCGTCTCTTTCAGCGACCCTTGCCCGATCAAGCTCTTGGTTGTGCCTTAAATAATCAGCATAGGTTCCCCTGATCAGATAGTCCTTAAAGATCGCAGGAACGCTTACGACATCCCAGAAAGAAGGTTGAGCATTAGGAGAATTATCAGATGTAGAAGAGACAGACTGGTTCGCAGTGTAGAAGTTTCCAATTGTGTTATCATAAACCTGATCACCTGATGAATAAGCTGTAGTCTGACTGTAAAGATCACCTAAAAATTGCGGTGGGACTTTACGGAAATATATAAAGGCACTTGTATTGCTCTCTGAAATTTGGACACCGTTTTCGCTTAGATACCAAGTTAAACTCGAAAGATCTGTATTCGCTTTTGGGCTTTTATTCCAGACTTCAAACACTGATCCTATCTCAGTTTCATTAGCCTGATTCAATGCGATATAATTGCCTTCATCGCCACCGGATTGAGTGATCGTTCGTTCTTCGGTCACGCAAACCTCAGGCCACTTGGCAGACTCCCAAGCAAACTTAATGCGCCGGCTTGCCAAATCTCTGACAAGATTCCATTCTGTTGTCGGCAAGTTGTTAAAATCAATACCTGCAAGAACAAGTATCTGTCTTAACACAAGCTTGTAATTGAGTGGATCAAGAGCCATACCCTACCTGCGTTTTGCCGGTGCCACTTGATTTTGAAACCATCTCAGGATGTTCACGCGCCATGCGTCTGCGGAATTCCGGATCTTTCCAGATCTCCTTCCCTTCTTTCCGGATCCACTCTTTATGGATCCTGCTGTCAACGACCATGACCGGAGCACCTAGCCCATCAATAGACCGTTGGTCTTGGGTGTGCCTGGCGATCTCCCGCTGTCGTTCCTGCGCTTCACGATGGCGTTGCTCGTAACCTTCCTCGTATTTACGCGCCATGTAATCCCGTATTTCCTCAGTAACGTCTGCCATAAATTTGTTCCTCGATTGTGAGGGGGAAAGCGAATCCCCCTCACGTCCGAGGGTGGGGTTTCTTTAACCTGTTGCCAGGCTAAATTTGATCAGTTCTTCAGTGCTGGGAGATCCATCAGCTTGAAATAATACAGCAACTTGCCTGCTGTGAAGTCTTCAAGATTGTCTCCTGTCGCGGTGAAACTGAAATCAATCGTGTCATCAACAGCATAGAGTTTTCCGTAAGTAATGCCGGTGTTTGTCGGCAACTTGTAGTCAACCTCTGTTCCAGCTGTGTCGATCTCAGTATTTGTCAGGTAGATGTCATCGTCATCACCATCACCAACTGAGTAGACCAGGCCGGATGAGCTTGGGCTGTCGAAGTCTTCCACGAGAATGTGCGGACCACCAAGGACAATTTGTCCAGCTTTCACTGGGATTGTCACCTCAATGGTTTCTGTTGCTGCTGCTGTATCCAGATCTTCGTGAGTAATGATGACTTCATGAGTCATCCCCAGCTTTGCCTGTGCTTCAGTTGTAAGCAAATTTACTTCTGCCATAATGGTATCCTTTCGATTAGCTAAGGTTTGTGTTGAATTGAGCCAACCCGACTGGATTGCGCACTTGCAAAGCACATCGTGCCTCGATCATAAAACGAGGACCACCACCACGATCTTCGAATCGCTCCACGGTTGGCGCCTTGTGGCTTCGCAGATCGATTTTGTCCATGTCCAGGAGGAATCCGCGACTGGTATCAGGTGCCGTCCCTGAAGGAGCAGTGAAACCAATGAAACTTGAAGGGACCACCTCGATGGATCCAAAGTCGCCCTCGAAAATCACAGTGGAATTTCGAATAGTTCCAGACGCTCCATCGTAGTTCAGATCGCGGCTGGAATAACCAGCAGTGGCGATTGTCCTTGTGAAATCGGTGAATGCTCGTCGAAGTTCGGATCCAGCGAAGAATTTGAAATCATTGATCATGCCAGTTGTGTCAAAAACAGACTGGAGCATGTCTTGGATATCAGATTCAGTGATGGATGCTGCTGCAGTCTCATCGATCTGAGCTGCTGCTGGGCGAAACGCAACTGGAACCTGATACAGGGTTTGATTTCCAATGTTTGTCGTATCCAGGATCCACGTTGAAAGACCACGGGTGAGATACGGGGCAGTTCCAGCTTCAGCCTGGTGTTCTTGATTTGACAGGAGTGTCGCTTCAATATCGCGCCCCAACTCAACCGTCTTCATCATGATGCTGCGAGCCATTTCATCGGTGACTCCAGCAACATTCGACACTTCCTGCGATAGACGCGAGACTTTCGCACTTCTGCGGAACGTCTGAAGGTAGGTTCTCAATATTTCTCGACGTTCTGCGTGGTTTTCGTAACTCGAAACGTCTGTCCCATCCAAAACTCCTCCAAGAGAAGGGGTTGCGTATGAATCTACGGGCCATTCCATCAGGGTATTCTGAGGAGTTGATCCGCGAGGCACTGAAGAGAGGAAAGGGGTTGCCTTCTCATCCACTAATGTGAGGACATCGAAAAGATCTTCTCTCTTTGCCGATTGGTTGACTTCAAATAATCCAGCCATGATATTTATCCTAATTTATCGGAGGTTTGCACGGGATTTGATCCACTGAGCCATTGCCTCCGGAGTTCTTTCTTTTTCCACCCTCTTTCTTGCTGCCATCAAATCCGCTTCACCAGTGCTGACCTGCCTTCGTTGCACAGCAGGTTTCCCAGGTTGTCTGGTTGGTTCAGGAGTCGGCGTCATGCTTTTATTGCCCTTCTTCGACTTCTCCTGCTCTATGTATTGGCCAACCAGTGACCGAGCAACCATCTGGTGAACATTTGGAATATCTGCCAGTCTGGTATTTCCAAACTCTGAGATGATATTGTTCACCCAGGCAGCAGGCTCACTGCGCGGATCACTCAGCCATGGATAATGTTTTGTCGCAACTTCAAACGATTTCTGCTGGTTGATGAGCTGCTTTTTTCGGTTTGGAATGTCGCTTCTCAGAAGGTCTTCTGAGTTAAACAAGATGTCCTCCAAAAACGCCTCAACGTCATCAGGAACATTGCCTGTCCTTTCTTTGACAGATTCCTCAACCGCATCCGGATCCCGCTTGTATTTCGCCAGATTCCGTTTTGCCCATCGTTCAGCCTCAATCGCTTCGTGCTCTAGGCTTTCAAGCTCCTAAATAGTGTTTTTGCTTAAAGCCAACTTGTTAACCGGTTCTGGATCCTTCGGTCGATCCTGCGTCTGGCGCTTGAGATCGTAAATCTGTTGTCGCAATTCATCGTTTTGTTCTTCGATGCTTTTGTTGCGAGCGGTTAATTTATCGATCCGCTTTTGCCAGCCGCGATTTTCCTTCGGTTCCTGTGCTGGTTCTTCGTCATGTTGATCGTCTGCATTTTCCAACGATTCATCATGTTCTTGAACCTGCTCTTCGGCTTCCTCACCATCATTTCGATGGTCATATCCAGGCTGTTCATCATTTTGTGGAGTCTCGTCTCCACTCATTGAAGCTGCTAGTTGGTCGCGTATCGCTTGTTCTAGCCTCTCCATCCCACCAGTATTTTCGAGCGTAGATTCAGACGACTGGTTATCATCTGTGCTCGGATTAGGATTAATCATGCCTTTTTTAACGGTAGCAAGTCACCGTATCCAGCGCATTAAAGGTGGCGCAGTCACCCATAGTCAACCCTCGGAGGTCTTGAACATTCTTTATGACAATCACAGCAAACTGTCAACAGGCAAATCATGTCGGTGATTGCTGCCTATTGTTTGCTTGGGTGAAAATGTCGTTGATTAAATCAAACAAATCCTTCGATGTCGCCAGCCTTCCTGCTACGAAATGCCGCTGTGAATCAGTCAGATTCATCTTGGTTAATTCAGCTGAATCTGCCTGTGCAGCATCCTGCAAAATAAACATGATAGCCTTTCGAAGCGGATGCTCCTGGTGGACATCGAACGCATCAAGTATCCATGGCTCATATGGCACATGTTCAGTATTTTGATTTTCCTCAGACATTCTGGTTAACTCCTATTCTCCCGATCTGCTTGTTCTGTTGCTGCATGACACTCATATTTAAATTTTGCACATACCGATCGACAAGCTCTTTAAACATAGGCTCATTCTGATACTGCTCCATGTATTTCGGATTTGCTTGGATGATCTGATTCAAGAACTGCATTTTGATATTCGCAGTTGGATCATTTTCGACGTATTCAGCCTGGTTGCCCAATGACATGTATGCCACTTGGCTCTTCACATCGTTGAACATCTTCTGAGATGCTTCTGCGTTGTCTGTGATCAATTCTTCAGCCAATGATGGATCGATGACCTGAAGTTTTTTACGGATCAAACCAACACGATCAATCACACCAAGATTGTCTTCCGGAAGGATGAAATTGGAAATCGCCTGCAACTTTTTCTCGACAAACTCGTTGTCCATCTCGCGCACATCGAAGTGCATCTGGAAATTGTGCATGCCTGGATCCCTTGGAATCATTTCACCGGTGCCGGTAACTTTAGCATATCGCTCATCGGAGTCAAACCGCTGGATGAGCGCCCATATACGACATATCAGATTGGATTGATGTCTCAACCACCTGCTGACTACCACCTGTTGCTGGATTTGCGTTTCACCTGGGGGAATCTCCGGATTCGAACGTCCAAAGTATCGATCAACCCGCTTAATGATCTCCTCCATTGTTTGGAAGCTAATCTCCGGACCTCTCGATGGGCTTTCCATCCAACTAATGTCACCAGGCCTGGTTTCGGGAATCTGCGCTCCTGGGCCAATCTTGAGCCTTTGACCATAGCGTAAACTAACCTTTAACGGAGGGAGCGTGTCGAATGTGGTGCGATCAAAAACCTGATCAGCTTGTGCCTTGTATTCCGTTTGCCAGGTTCGTATCAGTTCTGGGATCCCCCTGGATTCCAAAGGCGCCCTGCGCGAACGCTCCATCATGAAGAATTCAAATGGATACTGGTCGCCGGCTTCAGTGACCAGCTCATGCACCCCGTAGAGCTCTGCTCCTCGATTGTCTTTTGTCAAGTAAGGCGAGAAGACTGTTTGATAAATACCGACATTCCCTCGCTCATCTGCTCTCCTTGAATATGCATAAACGACCTCTACCATGTTGGACCGATCCTCAACCCGATCAGTCTCGCCCAAAACAGGCGAGTATCCTGAGTCCCAGATCTGTGAGTGCTGACCTGTGGTCTTCTTAATCATGTCGCAGAAATCAGCATCCCACTCTTCGCTTGATTTCTTCTCCTCGATCTCAGCTGTCGTATAGTAATCACGGCGAAATATAACCCGGGCGCGTCTCCAATCTGTCGTTTCCGGTGGAATGAGAATTTCGTGATATGGGCGAAGAGCAGTGATACACGGTTGATTACGCACCATCTGCGTTTCTTCGAAGGTTGTGGTTCCGGTCTTGGCAAGTTCCCGGATATGCTTAAGAGCCTTCTTGAAGGAAAGTCCCTCATTCGCAGCAGCGATGAGTGATGCCATTTCCTCCTGCGTCCCCTCCTCTTGAATAGCGGCGGCCAGAGTGTCGAACTTTTGAGGATCCTGAACCTTCAGGAAGCCGGCGAGCGTTTCCAAGGTGATCGTTCGGGGAACTTGGGCATAGCGGCGATCCCAAGCAGTATGAA